TTTACTGACCGAATCCCTCAAAGAAAGGATCCGTCTTTGTGTTATTTCCACCGCTGTAAGCAGGCGGATCTGATGATTTAAGTCGTGCATCGACCGCAGCTGTCAGAGCTTCAGTCCATGCTGTTTTGATTGCTTCTATGGATGCCTTGCTTGTTTCTGCCGACGTAAGGTCAATGCAGTCAATGAGCTTTGCAGGAAGTTTATTCTCTTCAAGGATGTTCAACGCTTCGAAGCGTAACTCCTTCTTCTGAATCGCCGTTTCTCTGGCTGTGAGTTCCTCTTCTCGTTTCTGGGCTGCGTATTTCGCCTTTTCCTCGGCATTCATCTTAGCAAGTTTTGCAGCTTCTTCCTTTTCAGCAGCAAACTTTTTCTGCTGTCGCTCTAACCTCTCGGCGACGATACGGTCAACGTCAGCCTGGGAGAACGTCTTGTCAGAGGCAGGAGCAGGATTGTTTTCTGCTGGCTTCGGTTCTGTTCCCTGTGGTGCTGTTGGTTCCTGAACACCTGCTGTGCCTGTTGGCTCAGTTCCTTCAGGATCCTCAGCAAAAAACTGCATCGGGATTTTAAGCATTGTGTTTGTGTCCATAGTAAACCTCCATTTAACGTCAGAGTAGACGAATCCGTTTTATGCCCGTCGGCTTGGCACCAGCTGAGTGAATCGAACACCCGTCCTCGGTTTTGGAGACCGCCATAATTCCACTATACTAAGCTGATATGTAGCTGCGCTCTGGCAGCTGTGCAGTGAGCTATTGTCACATGAATAAAAAAGAGCGTGATTGAACTTAATCAACCACGCTCGGCTCTTATATCTCAACGCTTAGAGATACGGTCTATTCAATTATTCTGTCATGAAAGTGTCTGTATTTTGCTACTCGCCATACACCGTTATCATAATACATTCGGTAAAAAGCAAGCTCATCAGCCTGAAACCAAACTGATTCTTTATTTGTATCTGGTTTTTCGTGCTCAATCTGAGCCTTTAATCTGTTAATAACAGCATCACTTATCAGCTCACTCATTTTACTTCACTCCGCACTTCTCGTATTATCTTAATCCGCTCTTTACCTGGTATCAGCTCGACACGATCGCCCTTTTCAAGAATCTGACGTATCCTCTCGACCTGCTCCTGTGTCAGCAGATATTTATCGTCTCTCATTGCCATGCTTTACTCCTTATGTTTCCGACACGAATGTCGGGGACTTTGCGACCGACAATAATGTCGGTTACAGTATTTTCCAATCGTCTGCCAGCATATCAGCCTGAGAAGCTAACCATCCAAGCTGAACACCAGAAGTGCCTACAAATGCGATTGCTCTGTTTCCTATTGCATCATGTGCAGCATTTACCGTTTCCTCTGCAGCATTAACATAGCTGATACATGAAGCAATCTCAATATACTGATTCTTTCCGTTCCAGCCCTCACGAGCTGCCTTGTGACCGCTTTTTATAGCTTCAAGTGCCTGTCCGAAATTCATATTACTTCACCACGCTTTCAGGAACGACAACGTTCTCGAACTTCTTGTATGCATCAAGGTACCATTCGTGCTTGTCGCCGTTGTAGGTCAGTTCGTAGTACATACCGTCGGGAAGAGTGCTTGCAAGCAGATACTTCCAGTTCTGCAGCGCCTTGACCTTCCATACTGTGTATACCTCGAACTCTGGTGTCGGGTCTGACTTGTCGAGATGTGCTGCGATATAACCTCTGACAATCTGTAATGCTTTTTCATCCATGATCATTTACCTCTTTTCGGAATTTTAACGTCTGTATAGCCACTGTCTGCGCCCTGTGGAGCTGGTATCTCTACTGGGACAGATTTACCAGGCTGTGCTTTCGGTGGCTTCTGTGGGCTTTTCTCGCCCTCTGTGGGCTTGATATACTTGTCGTACCACTCGTCATATGTCATGCTTGCAGGTACTTTGATGTTCTTGCCGTCCTTGTCCTTTGCAATGCGGATATCAGGCATTCCGTCCTCAAAGTAAGCTATCGTCGTACTTCGACAATTCGGATGCATTGCCGGAAGGTTTGTGCCAGCCTTTGCATCCTTTGTCTCGAAGATCTTACCGTCCAACTTCTGACAAATGGGAGAAGTCCTTGAATCAAGCGTCGCAACGTACTTGTAGCGATCAATGTCAAGCTCCTCATACGATGCCAGCTCCGCTTGATTGCAGGAGTACGTTGTTTCGGTTCGTATCAGACGGACACTGTTGTTCATCGATTCACCGAAACGTTCGGAGAGCCGTCGTGAAGTCTTGAATATGCTTTCACCTGACATTGCAGCAGTTGTCAGAAGCTGCTGCACGTCCTCGGATAGCTTGCTTGTATTCCACCATATTCGCTGAGAGTAGTTCTTACCACTCCACTGATCGTTGACGATCTGATCTATCAGCCTTGTATTGACTGCCGAAAAGGCAGGCTGTTCACCGATGCCCTGTGCTATATCAAAGATGGTGTGATAATACGCTTCCGGAATGATGTTCCTCAGAAAGTCCGTTGTATCGTTCAGTGTTACACCGTACAGCTCCTGCATTTTTTTCTGTGTTCTCGCCAGAAGAGCGTTCAGACGCTTCATGCGGTACTCGTATGCAAGGCTGTCATCGTCGCCGATGTGACGGAGAATCTTTGCTATTTCCGACTGCACATAAGTACAGGTCTTATTATAAGCCCTGTTTATTATCTTGGCCTTCTTGATAGCTGATATCTGATATCCGTCCATGCGACGATTCGCCCTATCTATCCAGTACTGCTCATTCCGTGTCATTGTCGTTTACCGACTTTGAAGCCATGACGAACTCTGCATCCATAGCAGCCTGTTTCTCTTCCGTCGCCTTCTGGACTTCCTTTTCAGGATCCTCGACAAATGGAAGCTGAGCGACAAGTGTTTCGTTACTGCATATGCCTGAGAGATTTCCTATTACCTGAGCCAGCTCCACGAGGTTCTTCGGGAGATTTCTTGTAATGGTGATAGTTACTTTGGAAACATCAACAGGAGTTTTTCCTTTGATAGCAAGTATCGCCGAGAATAGCTTAATGCGATATCTCAGCCCTTCCTTGATGTAGCGTTCCTTCTTTTTCATGAGCTGCAGCAGTCCCCATAATTTAAACTGCATTGCAATACCTGAGACATTTGAAGCAAAGTGCTCGTCAGTCAGGTCAGGAATGTAAGAAAACTTGTGGATATCTTTTGCAATTGATTCTGAAAGGAGCTGGTCGCCCTGTTGATCCGACTGCCTTGTCAGGAAGGAAAGCTCTCCGTCAGGAGTAAGCTCAACAACACCGTTCTCCTTAATGCTTCTTACTGTTTCGGCCTTTTCGTCCGAAGTGTCACCGAGCGTCTGACCTTTGAGCACCATAAGCGAATTGACGAACGCTTCTTTGTCGTCGATGCGGTTTGACTGCTGTTTGTTGTAACCGTCTATCAGGCTGATGAGCTGCTCGAAGTCGCCCTGAAGAAATCTATTATTATAGATTTCTATAAGCGTTACCATGCCGAAGGGATTGCTTTCTGTAGTAACTTCTCCGTTTAAAGCATAGTCAGCAGTAACACTGAATCGAATATACTGCTTGTCTGTGCTGACTTCCACTTTATAGCCGTTAACCTGCTGTGTCGTTGTATCTCTGGTCTCACGATAGTAAACGCCTGCGACAGGCTGTAATTCTACCGTATTGTTGTATATAACGAAGCCCTGAGACGGATGTATGCTTGCCGTCTTTGGTGTCGGTGATTCGTCGGAGGACATATACACAAGCTCGTAAGCAACGCCATAGATTGACTGATCTTCTGCGTTGTCGCTGTCCTGCACGTCAACCTCTGCTGCCTTGAACCATTCGAGCAGGTCAGTGAGGTCGTTTTCCTCAGACTGATATGAAACTGGTTCGCCGATTAGGAAGCCGGAGCCGATGTCCGTTATATACTTTGCGTAATTGCAGACAACGTTGTTGCATGGATCATTCTTTCGCTTCGGCTTTCGGAGCAGGATGTCATGTTTTCCCTTGTAATAGCTTTCAAGTTTCTCGTATCGCTCATTCAGTGCAGTTCTATGCAGTCTTATATACTCGCATATTCTTTCCGTTGTGAGTTCTTCTGTTGTATTCAGCAGAAACATTTTATCATCCTCTCAGTTTTGATGTGCCGACCTTTGCAGTTGCAAGATGCGTATAACAGAAATACCGAACGGCATCCATTGCATGGTCATTTTCCTTGATTACTTCATCCTCTGTCATTCCAGGCTTATAAGGTTTCCACGAATACACACCGAATTCCTGTATAGTGTTAACACAACACGGTCGGAATAATATCATTCCCTTGTTTAGAAATGTCGCCGTTGTGCGTATGCCATCAAGAACTGCGTTATTTGCATGAAGGACTACAATACCACGCTTGCGGAGAGCTGCTATAAATGATGCTGCCGAAGGGTCGACGATCATGCCACTGATATGAATACCTTCAAGGAAGTTAATCAGATCATCACAGTACTGTTCGTCGGTCTTCTGCTTTACCTCTGACCGTCCACTGTAATAGTATTCCTTCTCGCAGATCCAGCGTCCGTCCACTATCTTGTGCCATAGCAAGAAGACCGTTGCATTCTGCGTACCATAGTCGCATGAAACGTAATATACAGGCTTGAATTCAAACTCAGCATCAGTGACGTGCTTTTTAGCATCGAAAATGTTGCTGTATACAACGCCCTGTGCAAGCACCCACTTACCACGAATGAAGCGTTCATAGAACACGCCTGTGTATTCCTTCTTTAAATTCTCAATATAATCTCTCGGAAGAGTAGTATTATCATCTATCAGGAATGATAAATCAAGGAATGATAATTCGTCCTGCCTGTCAATGTATTCCGTCTTAAGCCAGTGCAAAGGACTATCAGGGTTTGTCGTTGCTATTAGCTTTGCACCTGGAACACGAAGACGAGAAAGCAGCATTGCAAAGAAGTCTTGTGGGAACTGCGTCAGCTCGTCGCAGTATGCACCTTGAAGCGTCAGTCCTCTGATCTTGGATTCAGATCGAGCGTCGTTTGCTCCTTCAAGGAGTATTTCTCTTTTAAACAAGTATCCTTCTTTACTGGATATGCTGAATTGAAAGTTCTTCTCTCCGACAAGCTCTTGCAGGAGAATCAAACAGTTACGTTTCAGAGTAGTCAGTGACTTTGCACACATCATGTATAGCTTGTCCTCTGGCATACTGCTTACCCAGAACGCCCACAATACAAGCGATATCCATGTTTTACCACTTGAAACGCTTCCTTCAAGAAGATTAATTCGTTCCAGGCGATTCGTCCGCCACAGTTCCATCAGGTGGCGTTGCTTCGGAGTATATATCATCTTCTTTCAGTCCTTCTATCAATTCAGCAAGCTTTCCATTCTTGCCTTCATCGGAAACAGTCAGCAGCTCGGCCTTTGCCTTGATAAGAGCTGTCTGAGCCTTAAGCATCTGCTTTTCTTCTCGGCTCTTATTAGCTGAAAGGAGCTGGACGAGTAAGTCCATAGCCTTGCCCCAGTTCTTGCCTTTCGGGTCTGCCAGGTTAGCGACCAGTCCTTGTATAACAGCTTCCTCGCCTGTGAATTCCTTGCCGTGCTTATCCTTGAACGTACCGTCAAGGACTTCCTGAGCCATTCTTCTGAGGTCTGCTTTACGCTTTCGAGCTTTGCCGGAAGCCTTGCCACCCTTCGACTGTTCTTCGACTGTTAGAGGATGTGCAGCAGGTTTCAAATTCTGCTCGTTAGCCATCACCGACCTCCTTCCTTTTAATTCAGTTTGACAGCTTTCTGCCCTGTGAACTTTTCCCATCGGTCAATGGCAGCGTCTACATACTTCGGGTCCAGCTCCATGCAGTATGCTTTGCGTCCGTTCTGTTCGCAGGCTATTATTGTCGTGCCGGATCCGTTGAAAAGGTCGAGAACGATGTCACCGCCTTTGGTATTGTTTTGAATTTGGTAATCAAATAAGCCTACAGGCTTCATTGTGGGATGTATATCTGACTTATTAGGCTTGTTGAAGTCGATAACAGTTGTCTGCTTTCGGTCGCTTGCCCAGAGGTGACTTGCGCCGTCCTTCCATCCGTACAAGCAAGGCTCGTGTTTCCACTGATAGTCCTGCCGACCGAGAACCATACTGTTTTTATTCCATATCAACACTTCACGGACTTGCCATCCTATGTCGTGACAAGCTCCTCGGAAGTTATAACCTTCTGAATCAGAATGCCAGATATAATATACAGCTCCTGCCTTCATAACCTCGTTGGCTGCGGAAAATGCCGAACAGAGGAACTGCCTGAAAGCTGTATCTTCCATGTTGTCATTTTTGATTTTCAGCTTATCTTTTGTTTTGCCTTCGTATGTTAAATTATACGGAGGATCTGTAAGCAGCATATCAACAAGCTCACCGTTTGTAAGGACTTTGACCTGCTCTGCGTCGGTGCTGTCTCCACACATAAGCCTGTGTCGTCCGAGCTGGTATATATCGCCGAGCTTTGACTTTGGCTCTTCGGGAAGCTCCTCATTGTAATCATCCTCAATAACTTCTGAGGAATCGTCGCTGAACATCTCAAACTCAAATCCGAACTCAGTCATATCAATATCATTGATGCTGCCGAGTTCTATGTTCAGGAGTTCCAGGTCAAAGCCTGTGTCCATCGTCAGCTTATTATGTACGAGCATATAAGCCTTGCGTTGCTCATCGGTAAGACTGTCGAGCCTGATAACAGGGATTTCAGTATAGCCTAACTCTTTAGCAGCAATCAGGCGACCGTGTCCCTCGATGATCTCGTTATCGTTCCAGACAGCGACAGGATCGTTGAAGCCGAACTCCTGAATGGATGTCTTGATCTGCTGTATCTGCTCCGCAGGATGCAGTTTTGCATTCCTTTCGTAAGCCTTCAGATCTCCGATAGGTAAATATTCAATTGTAAGTTTCTCCATTGTTTTGCATTCCTTAGTAAGACGTAGTAGTATAATGGTTAGTGTGATATAAGCAAAAACCGCCACAGATGGCTAACTGTGACGGAATACTGCTGCAAGGAGGTAAAAAACGTACTTGTGTATGGCAAGCACTGAAATGGCGATGCGAATATAAGCCCGATTCAAGCACCGCCAGTGCTTGTATGGTTGCAGAGACTGGAATTGCACCAGTGATTTCAAGGTTATGAGCCTTGCGAGATAGCTACTTCTCCACTCTGCCAAAAAGTTTATGGGGAGCGTATCAACTCCCCATTATGAAAGGAGCATTTAATGAAAAATCAGTATTTGTGTAGAACAAAAGAAAGGAGACATTTCAGGGTTTCTCCCTATTAAAATTATACTATATATAGCCAAAAATAACAATTAGCTAAATAGCAGATTTTACACAGTTGAATTGTAGCAATTGCGTGAAAAGTCTGTTGAAAAGTCCTCATTCAGCCATTCCTGAATACATTTCTCGCAGCCGTCGTGAACGTACTTGTAGCAGCGAAGTATCTTAGTCTCTCTTGATATGCCTGCCACTGCCTGAAGCGGACACACTCCTGTGTTGTTTGCCATGTTCACCATCATATCATAAGTGCAGGTCTGTAAGATCTTATCACGATTCTTCATAATCATCACCCTCCACATCCAGGCCGAGTTCAAGTCTGTACTCAACGATCTTAGCATACGGCTCATAAGTAATTGATACAGCAACGCCTATAGCCATGATCAGAGCACCGACAACCATACCGATACAGAACATTCCCATTACTTCTCACCTCCGTTCAGGATCTCGTTTGCCATCAGCTCATGCAGGCAAGTCGAGCAGTATATACCTATATTCTCTCCGTCCTTGAATACGTCCATAAGCATACAATCCCAGTTCCTTGCTGCTATTGTATTACCGTTGTATTTTTCAAGACAGCCCTTGCAGCAGGTCTGTCCGTTTCCGTTCCTGTGTTTGGTTTCAATAGTCATTAGTATTCTCCTTTCAGGATCATGTCCTCGGCTAATTCACACATTTTGCTTAACAGCGTATCAATGCATTTTGAAGCACATTCAGAAGTAAAAGCATACTTGCAGTAATAACAAGGGATTCCGACATCTTCATATAAATCAACGGCTGTTTTCATCGCTTGCCCTCCTGTTCCATGCTTCGGCAGCTCTGGCTTTCAGCTCTTCAGCTGTTGTTGCCCACTCAGGCAGTTCACCATCATACCTGATGTAGGATAATACTCTCCCACCCACTGCACCACCTCTGCCGAAACATTTAGGACAACGCACCGAATATGTATCATAGTAAACTATATCGTCTAAGCCTGTATATCCTGCTCTTTTTCTCTTGCGGTCTATTTTCAGCTTGCTGTAACCGCAGAACGGACAAGGTTTAAGGTCTGGCACCGTCTTCAACTCCCTCCATAAAGTCAGCAAAGTCACTCATGCAATCCTCGCACAGGATTGTATTGTCTCCGTCACTGAGCAGCCCTGATGCAGTTCTTTCAAGATTTGTTAATGACCATGCTCCTACTCGATCATGCCGGAGCAGGTATGCATCGTCCAGTCCTGACAGTTCACAGCTGCAGCGATCACATTTTAATGATAATGCCATTATGTATCACCGTCCATTCTCGCACCACACTCGCTGCAATAATTGCCCTTGCAAGGTACATACTTACTGCAGGCAGAGCAGATATATCCTACTCTGCCACCGCCGAAGCCATCATCAAAGAGCTTCTGGTCACTCCATGTTCCATGACGGATATCTGTGTCAGGCAGTTCTTCAATAGCATTCAGAGCAGCCGTTATACCTGCATCATATCCTTTGCTCCATTCGTCGGAAGCGTCGCAGCCACCGAGATTATGAATTGCTTCACACGCTTTTTGTTTGTCCATCTTTCTCCTCCTCCCAGTTTGCAACAGAACAGTCTAAACCTTTGACGTACTCGTCTGTTAAAGCCTTAAATAGACAATCTAATGCTTTTTCAAGATGTTCTTTGTTGTCATCTTCATACAGCGGATATTCGCCGTAGTCTCCGTTATCGCTGAAGCTCGGTGTGACTGCTATCAGCTTATCGCCTTTGATACTAACGGACTCGATGTGAGCCATATTAATAAGCTTTCCACTCTGAGATTTAATTATAAACATACCTTACTCCTTCCCGACGATTTCCGTTATCTTATCATACAGCTCGTTCGCATTGTTGGTCTGCTCATAGTGAGCGAAGAATGCAGCTCTCAGTACAGGCTGGACCTTACGAAGCAGTTCATCATATCCCTTGTTTTTGGCTTCAAGGAAACCGCAGGTATATACCATGTTATTATAGTCCGTGCCGACCTCTTCAAGTTTCTCAGTCAGTCGGTGTATTTCTCCATCAAGTCTGTTTTTATCGGCTATGAGCTGAGATATCATTGCAGATATCTCAGTCTCAGAATACCATTTTCCATTGATAAGCATTATTCGTATTCAACCTCCTCCGAAGAATGTCTCTGTATTGTTGATCTCAGGTAATCGTTCTCACGCTGAAGCCTTGCGTTCTCCTGCTTCAGACCGCAGGCTGTTTTCATAGCTTCCTCGAAGCCTGTTGTATATCCCTGTCGGAACGCCTGCTCCACCTCATCATTGACCTTTGACATTATCCTGTTTGCGGATGCATCGATCTGAGCTTCACAGTTCGGACAAGCCTGTCGGCCTTCTGGGATAACATTACCGCAGATAACGCAGAGGTTATCAGCTGTCTTTACTTGCATTGTCTTCTTCCTCCTTCATGCGTTCTAACTGCCTGTTGATTTTATCGTTCATAATGCTGTCAATGTAATCCTCACCGATGATCATACGGAGCTGCAAAGCAACCACAAGAACGTCGGCAAGCTCTTCTTCCATCTGCTTAATAGCTTCTGTATTGCCACGGCGGAGCTTATTTCTGGCAACCGTAAACTCCGCAGATTCCTCGACAAGCATATCAGCCTGATTCGAGAAGCCGTAATGCATAGCCAGCTGTCTCAGTTTTTCATCCATTGTTTTCTTCTCCTTTCAGGATAGTAACTCCTCCGACAGAGTAACCTTCACGTATGCGATCCTGCATTATCTTGCAGACCTCAATATACTGGTCATACTCTGCCTTAAGTTTCTTGTAGGTATTATATACCGATACCTTGTAATCGTGTCCCTGTTCCTTTGTAATCTTGCCTGCCTGGTATGTCGCATATACTCCCATGAGCATATAATAAAGCATCGTCTCCGGCGGGTTCAGATCCTTCGGGCAAGGCTTGCCACGAGCTGCATCATGCTCTATCTTCTGTAACAATTCTGACTGCATCCTCAACACTCCTTGCTATGCCTGCATTGCAGCCGTAACGGCTCTGCATCTGTTCAATGAAGTTAAGCTGTTCATCGCTTGCAACGCCAAGCTCAGTCTTTACCTCTATGAATGTGATCCTGCCGTCCTTAATGGCTGACAGATCACATCTACCTTTGACAGCTCCTGTTGTGAAGTACGGTATCTTGTCGAGCTGGACCCGAAGCTCTGACGGAGCTGAATGCTTGAGCTTGTCCATGAGCTTCTTCGGTATCAAATAACCAGCTCCGACATTGATTCTCTCAGTGTAGTATCCAAGCTCTGACAGCTTTAATCGGATAGCTGACTGTATATCGTGCTCGGTCATACTCCTATAATCCTCCTCATATTGTCATATTTGTGCGGTACAGCTATATCATGCAGCACTGCGAAGCGTACAGCCCACTGTATCTTATATCCTCTGGCCTTCCTGATACGTTCGACATCAGACCACGATTCTGCGGTTAAGTCGCTGTATTTTGTATTCTTGATATCTTCCTGACGTTGCATCTCGACAAGATCAATCTCCACGACCGCTTTATCCTTACGCTGTATCTCTTTGACGGCAGCATAACCGCAGTACGGACACTTTTGTTTTGTCGGAGGATATACGGAAAAGCACATCGGACATTCCCTTATTTTTACCATATTAGCCTGTTTTGCCTTGCTTTCAAGCGACCACTCCCGATCATCATCTGGAAGGCCGTGCAGATAGCAGTTGCCGACATGGTCTATAATAATTGCTGTTTTATCGGGCATATATCGCATTGAACGCATCGACTGCTGTATGTATAGCGTCAAACTCTGTGTCGGCCGAAGGAGAACCGTGCATTCACAGTCGGGAA